ACCACCGGGATTGACAAAGCGCACGAGCCAGGTGTGCGGCCAGCCGATATGCGCGCCGGTGCCGGTGATGTCGGTATGCAGCGAGTCGTCGCAATTCGACCACGTCCGCAGCGGCCGAAATTCCTCGATTTCGATTAGATAGCCGAGCCCGGCGGCAAGCGCGATAAAATCCATTGGCCGCGTCGTGGCGCCCATCTGGCGCTTGGTGATGACTGCCTGGCGGCGCCCTTCGAGGTCGGTCGGCGGTTCTTCGAGACAGGGGTCAGGCAGCCCGCAATCGGCCTCCCAGGCATCCATCGTCTCATAGGCGGTGCGCGGATCGGCCTCGTTGAGCATCGCCCGCACGCGACGCCAGGCGCGCCAGTGAACGCCGGTCATCCCGCGCACGGTGCGCGACAACACGCCCTGCGGGTCGCGCGGCCAGACCGGGCCTGTCGGCAGCAACGCCATCACGCCGGCGTGGCTGTCCGCCCAGGTCAGGTTCAGCGCGGCTGGGTCGTGGGCGCGGTCTTCGCTCATGATGTCCGCGGCACAAAAACCATTACCAGCACGATAACGGCCAGCATGCCAAAGCATCCGATTACGATGCCCCAGCAAATTCCTTCACGTATCCATCGGCGGCGGCATTGGCACAAGTCGTCGAAACTTCTTGGAAACGAAGGCCAGCCGATCGGCGTTTCCAGTGGCAGATCAAGCTTGCTCATGGGAGAGTGCGGTCCTTCGCTCATGATGTCCGCAATTGCCGCAGGCGCTCGGCGACCGCCATTTGAACGCCCTGCTCGATGTAACCCCGCAGCGCATCGATCACCGCCTTGGCGGCCTCATCGACTACCACACCTTCGGCGACTTCGATGCGCACCGGCTCTGTGTCGAAGCGGATCGTCATGACCGGCTGCTGCGCTGGCGTTGGCCCCCAAAAAGTCAGAGTGCCGGGGCGCGAACCAATTTTGAACTCTTCGCTCATCGCCGTGGCGGCCTCGACGGGCCACCCAGCACCGAGAGCCTGTTGAGCTCGCGGGCCAGAAGATCATCGTCGCGCTGCCGCGCCGTCGGCGGCGTAAACCGGAAATCGAGATCGCCGAGGATGCCGAGCTCGCCGATCTGCAGCTGGGTGTCGCCCACCGGCTCATCGAGCGTGTGGTGGCGCTCCCCCGATGCGACCGACACCGCCTCCCAGAACCACGAGCGATACAGCATCGCGCCGGGCTCGCCGTTGCGGTAGAGCATGTCGCGCAACTCGTCTTCGACCGCGTTGCGCACCGCGGCGGTGTTTGGGTTCAGATCGCGCACGATAACGTCGATCTCGCGGGCGATCGGCGCATAGACGAACACCTCGGCGGTGATCGGGCGATGGGCGTCGAGCCACCGCGTCATGCGCTCGACTTCGGCAGCCGTCGGGATACCGTCGGGATAGGTGTCGTCCATCGCAAAGCGGCAGACCACCGTGCCGGCGCCCTGCTCGCGGGGGCGGACCCAGGCGCGGGTGCAGCCGGGATATTCCAGCATCCATCGGCGATAGTCGTAATCGGCGCCGCCTTGAGGGGGTTCCTGAATCCGATCGAGGATGCGGCGGCGATAGGGCTCGGTCTCTTCACGCGGGTTGCCGCCAGCAAAGCCAGGAGCCAGGACAGTCGCCTCGGTCACGCCGACAATCGGGTTTATCGTGTCGAGGCGCGCGTCGGCTTCGAGATTGCCAGCGTTGCCGGTCTCAACCGCTTCGGCCGGGAGCGGCATGATGCCATCGGCGAGGGCGGTTTCGCCAGCCGTCGTGCGCACTTGAAACCGGTCTCGGGTCTGGAACAGCGCGCCGCGCGCGACGATCGCGCCCCGCGTGACGACAATGCCGATCGTGCCAGTGGCGCGGGTTGGTTCTTTTTGCAGGACGCCCCATTCCGAGCCGTGCCGGCGCAGGCCAGGTCCGGTCGCGGTCGTGACGTGGATCTGGGTCGCGTAATAGTCGATCGCCTCAAGCTGCTCGTCGGCGGCGCCGGCGCTCATATGAGCCAGCGCGTCGAGGTTCGACTGCGGCAGCCGCGCCACCGCTCCGCGCAAATTCGCCTCGATGTCGGTCTGCGCGCGTTCGACGAGCTGCGGCAAGGTCTGCCGCTGAAATCCGTTGGTGCTGCGGGCGTCGCTACGTGTTTCACTCATTATTCACGACCCGAGATGATCACAGAGCTTACCGGGGCGGCCCTACGGGGTTAAGCGCCAGCCGGCAGGGGGGTTCGAGGCCCCCCACCCTTCTCATGCGCCGGCCCCTTCCATCTGGCCCCAGGCCAGCGGAAAGCGCCAGATGCGGCGGGCTCCGCGCGGCGGGTGCACGGTGATCGACAGTTCGAGAAATCCGGTCGCGTCAGGGTGCGGCAGCCAGACCGCCGACACCTCGACCTTGCTGGCCACCCCGGCATCGACAAACCATGCCATCGCCTCGCGCGCATATTCCTCGGCGCGGCGCCGCGTCGTCTCGGTTTTCTTCTCGCGATAAAGCAGCCACAGCCGCGAGCCCATCGGATATTCGCGATAGGTATCGGCCCACCAGCCGCGGATCGGCCCGCCATCGGGGATCTCGTCGCCTGGCCGCGCGGTGCGGTCGGAGAACAAGCTCAACATGACCGAGGTGCCCAGATCGTCGCCGTCGGCGAGGCTGCCCTCGGGCGTCAGTTGCCAGTCGCCGCGCCACAGGTCGTTGCTCCACAACAGCTGCAAGTCAGGCATCAGTGTGCTGCCGGCTTCGGCCAAGCGGCTTCGAGCTCCTCGACGCGGGCGGCGAGTTCTTTGACGGCGTTGACCAGCGCAAACGTGACCGGTGAGAGATTGAGCCCCTGCACCAAAGTATCCTCGGTGTCATCGGCGTGCAGTTTTACTTTTCGCTCGCCACGAGCCAATTCTGGCATCGCTTGGATACAATCATCCGCCAGAAACCCAACATAGCGTTGCCCGTCGTCATGAGTCCCGCCGAGCCCATTAAGAGCATAGGACATTGGCACAAGCTCGCGAATTACAGCGAGCCCGCGATCGTAGGGTTCGATATCCTTTTTGATTCGGACATCGGAGATTGTATCCCATAGGCCGTCAGTTCTAAATCTGCCAGCCCAAGCGCCAGTGAAATTGAAATCTTGGGCATTGATCGACACTTCGGCAAGCGGCGCGCCGCCAGTTGATTGAATTACAATTTTCGAGTAGCCGGCTCGCGTTATCGCCCCTGCCTCACCCGGCTGATTCAGGATCAAATCAAACGCGTTTAATTCAATCTGCCCGGCGTTGATTTTTCCGACGATATTCGCGCCGCCATTGATCTGCGCGAGGCCAAAGCAGCCGAGCGAACCAAAGTTGCCGTTGCCGGAAACCTCGCTCGCGCCGTATATGTTCAGAGAGCCGCCAACAAGACCGTTGGCATAGAAGCCGCCGGCCGCCTGCCCGTCAATTCTGTGCACGAGATTTGTTCCGTCCCAGACAAAGCCGATCGCGTTGGTGCTGCCCAAGGTTGGATAAGAAATGCCGTTTCCGTTAACGGTCAGAGCGTTGGTAGTAATAAGCCCGCCCGCCTCGATCGCGTAATTGACAGTCAGATTGCCATCGATGGTGCTGTTGCCGGCGAGAAAGCCGGCGCTCAGGGTAGACCGCCCGACGATCGAGAGCGTGCCGCCGCTGATCAGGTTGGCTACTCCGGTGGCGATGTTTCCGCCAGCATTGATCGCGCCGGCCACATGAACAGTGTTGGCGCTTAGATGCAGGTTCGCGAGGCTTCCGCCACCGGCGTTGCTCAGCGCCATATCGGGCTGATTCGTCGTTATAAAACCCATATTTGGGTTGGAGGGCATGCCGGTGAGTAAAACTTGCGGCACATTCAACTGGCCAGTCATCACATCACCGATCTTCTGCACGAAGACCGACAGGTCGGGCGGCGTGCCGCCAGCGACCAGATCGACATACGCCTTGTTGGCGGCGTGCTCGTTGATCGTCGGCATCCCATGCAGCAGCAGCGGCCCGGTCAGTGTCCCGCCGGCGAGCGGCAGATAAGCCCCAGCCACGCCGCGGGCGATGCGCAGGATCGCCTGGTACAGCTGGGTCATGTCGCTGTTGGGGGGCGGCAGCGTATCGAGGACGAGCCCGGAGAGCTCGATCGCCCGGCAGATTTCCTCTTGGGTGTTGTCGTACCAGTTGGCCTCCAGCTGGGTTGACGGCAGCCCGACCTGCGGGTTGCCGTCACTAAAGCCATCCAGGCCCGGTCCCCACTTGTCGACCTGACGGGTCGGGGTGCTGATCCGTTGCATCTGGCTTCACTGCCCCTTGATTACGGATTTCGCGGTGTCGTGCGCGTCGGCGAGCGCGGCGTGCTCAAACGCTGCGCCTGGCGGGTTGCGCCACGCGAAGTAGACGATGCCAAGGATATGCGAGCCGCCCCTGATCGCGATCGCGCAGGCCCGACGGTAGCCATCGGCGGCCATCCGCTGGGTCAGCAGAGACGGCATTTCCCCCGGAAACGCACAAACCCCGCCATA